TAAGTTTGCTTGTGATGCTTTGGTTAAAGCCGGGATCATACAAGACGATGACTTCAAACAAGTAAAAGAAGTGGTCTATAAGTTTGGTGGAGTAGACAAAGACGATCCAAGATGTGAGCTGGTGATTGATATATTCTAGGGCGTGCCTAGTATTTTGTTTATCTCTTCTTCTCTTAATACATCCGCTGCTCTTCTAACTGGCGGAGCAACTGATTGCTTGCGTGGATCTTCGAATTGTCCTTGAAGGCTCTGCCCTGTTAAATCTAATCTAGCGCCTAAAAGTTCTGAAACAGGAACATCTTGAGCAGCTTTAATTTCTGTCCCTCTTCTAGCAAAAGATAAAACATCTGGATCTATTTCGCTAGGTTTAAATATTCCCATCATAACCTTATCTCTGTTTGCTACTTTTGCAACTTTTAACTGTTGTTTAATTTCATAATCTGAAAGACCCAGTGTTCTTGCATCTTCAATTGCGGTATAAAGATCTCTTAATGAATTATATCTATTTTTGTTCGTATTAATATAACCCTTTATAAAAGCCTCTGAGTCTCTTTCACTATTTGATCTAAGAAGTCTATTAAACTCATTGGTTGTTTCTCTAATAGCTCTTTTAGATTCTGCTGCTTTATAATACAAAGATTTTTTTAACTGCGGCCTTACAGTTTTAACCCCAGTAAAAGCTGCTGTTAAAGTTTCAGCTACATCAATTGGTCTTCCTTTTGGACTAATTAAATCTTTTTCTCCTGTTGCAAGAGACGCTACAGCAGTAATAAAATCTTTTTGAACAAGTTGAGTACCTTCTGCATCTTTTTGAATTGTAACAGGCAGTGCTGTTGGGGCTATCGCATTAAAAACATGTATAGCTTGTTTAAGGCTTTTGTCTCCAAGTGTATCTGATTCGTTGTAAATAATTTTACCAGTATCTGTTCTTCCTTGCCTTGCTTCTAAAACAGCGTTAAAACCAAGACTTGGGGCCACAAATGGATCTGCCATTTCTCCTATTGCATCTGTTGTCGCATTGGCCGCTATATTCATAAGACTGGCTTCATTTCTATTACCTTCTGAAACAGCATTTAAGACAGCTTTAACTGGTCTTTGCAAAAAATCATAAGGATTGGTATAACTATAATTAATAAATCCTGTAATGTTTCCAGCAGCATCTGTTTCTGTTGGTATCATGGTCGCTGTTTTTTCCCAGGGTGCAGCAAAAGATCTTTTGTATGCATCTATTTGCTCTTGATCTGATCCTGTTAAAGCTTTTCCAGCTGCTACTAAGCCTGTTGGTAATCCAACTGTTGTAGTCAAGGCTGCTGTTAATCTTCTTATTCCTATTTTTTGTAACTCAGGATTGGTGCTCGCTAATTCCTTAATAGATCTTTGCAAAGTGTTGCCCATGTTTCTAAATATTTCAGCAGGGAAAGCAGTAAAGTTACCTATAAGAGGAATAAATTTTAATGTTTTTACTATTTCTGGAACTCTAGAATAAGTTGGAGTTACATTTAAGGCTATGTCAGCACCCTCACCTTTAATAAATTTTTCTACTACATCGTCTCCAGCGGCTTTTAATTTTCCAACATTAACAACAGCTTCTCTTCCACTAGGTCCAATTTCAATTAAATTTCTAATTGTTGGATCAGTAATGTTTTTAACAGCAAGAACTGGAATTACAGCATCGTCTGTTGAATTGGCAATTGCATTTGAAAGTTTGTATTGTTCGCCATTCCAATTAACCCATCTAGCAGCGTTATCAGATCCAGTGTAAGTTCTTTCAATTGGCTTTAAAAAATTGTTTCTAAATTTTTGTAATTGACTTGTTACTCCTTTTGTTTTTAATTTTTTCATTAGGGCAACATCTTGTACAGCATAAGTACCTACATCAGCAATTTCTTGTAATTGAAATCCTCTTCCTACATTAATCTTATAATCTCTAGATTCTTTAATTTCTTTTTGATATTTTGTTTTTGCTCTTGGATCAAATACACCAGCAAAAGATTTTTTAAAAGCATCAACAAAACTTCCAGAAGGCCCAAGATTACCATTCATCATTGCCATAATTGGCACGCTGGTATTGTTTCTTATATGAGCGCCAATGGATAATAAAGTTTTGTTATATTGCCCTACGGTTTTTAAAGCCAGCAATCCCTTATAAGCGTTTTGTAAAATATCTGGCACACCTTTTTTAAAATTAAAAGCTGTTTCTCCTAATGCTTTAACAAAAACTTCTGGCGCATACATATCTTGTAGAACTCCTGACTCAGGTCCAAATTTTTGATAGTTAACGCCATTAACTTCAACGCTATCAAGAAGTTTTGTTTTTTTCCCTTGGCTAGATAAATCTTTTGTATTTATATTTGCAGCCTCTAGTTCACCGGGTGTTTTTAAAAATGTTGTTGTGCCTCTTTTTTTTGCTGTGTCATTGAGTATTTTTATTTCATCAAAAGCTTTAATATCTCCTACTAGAGTTGCAATTTTAGACATGGTTGCAGTAGAAGCAAAAGCTTCATCTTCTAGGGCTTGCTTCCATTCAGATCCTTTTTTGTAATTTAAAGGAGTAATTTCTCCTAATGCTTCTCTAATTTCTGGAAGGCTTTTTAATTTTTTTCCTTTTAATAATCCGCTTTTAATATTATTTACATAAAGCTCTGGAGTTTTTTCTCCACCAGCTCCCTTATAATTTTCAGGATCTGCTATTTGTTTAAAGATTTGTTTTGCTTGAGATACGCCAATATCAGTTTTTGGTAATTCAAAAACATCTACTATTTTATCAATAGCTCTTTTATATACATCAGGAGCTGGTTGAAATCCCGGGTCAAGAATCTGTCTATACAAGGTTGTTCCATATTTTCCAATGTTATCTTGTAGTGCTTTTTTAAAACCTTCATCTAACGTCATACCTGGAATAGAGTCTTTGCCAACAATTAAATCTGATAACAACTGTTGTTCTAAAGAAAATAGTTCTTTGTTTTTAGTTAAAATAGAAGATAAATAATTGTCAGAATCTACACCTAATTCTTTATAATCAATTTTATTTCCAGAGCCTTCATAAGTTTTTATTTTTTTAAGAGCTTCATTTTGAATTTGAGTCATTTTAGCTTTCTTTGCATCGCCTATAAGAGCTGGAAAATCTCTTTCAACAACAGTTAGTGGGGTTCTATATGCTGTAATAGATTTAACTAAATCTAAAGCATCATCAGCATTTAATTTTCCACCATAATTAAAAGCACCTACAATTGTTTTTTGAATTTTATCCATGTTGTCACCAACAGCTAAAGTAAGATCTGAGGCATAAGATTTTTGTGCCTGAGTGACGTCCATAATTGCTCTATTATTTTTTGCAGTTTGCTCATAGGTTCCACCATAAGTAAAGTTTCTTCTTAGCCAGTCCCATGAACCTTTGTTTGCTTTTTCAGCTGCTGCCACTGCTCCAAATTTATTATCTAAACCCATAGCTAAAGCATTAAAATAAGGCGCAGCTAAATCTAGCCCACCCCCAGCAAGTTTTACAGCTCCACCTAATACTTTTGGAGCGCCATAAACAAATGCAGAAGTTTCAGCAAAAACTTGCAATCTTTCTTTAAGTCTAGCTGCTGCTGCTTCTCTGCCTGCAAGATTTTTAATTCTTTCTTCATCGTTTTCTTTATCAAACATGTCTGAAAAAGTATCAATATTATCTGTTGCTACTGCAGCATCTACTGCGCCCACAGCTAATACTTGTTTTGCTTTGCTTAAACCAGATAAAGCTTTTACTGTGCCAAGACCAGGCACACCAAACTGAACTAACATTTCTACTGTTTTACCAGCTGTTCCTTCTACTTCTGGTTTAACAGAATCAAAAAATTCATTAACGTTATCAGTTACTTCTGTATTAAATAAAAGATCAACAAAAGTTGTGGGTATTGTTGAAGCACCTTGAACAGCTCCAATAAGGCCAGCGGGTACTGCCTTACCTATGTTTCCTAAAGTAGATCCTTCTGGAGAAAGTTTTTGTTTGGTTATTTGTGATATTTGATTTTGTATTTCATTGGGATCATCGCTATCAATGAAATAATTAGTTCCGTCCGGTAAGGTTACCGTAGGCATTAGATTACTCCTTCAACTTGAGCTATAACTTTTGCTAAAGCTGCTGAGTCTCCACCTTCTTTTTCAAACATTTCATACAAAGTAAAAGCATTTAATGGTTCTGGTTTTCCTATAGCTTGAGATCCTTTTCTAAGCACAGGTTTTTTACTGCCAGCTTTTTTGTACAGAGATTCTTTTATTTCTCCTTCAATTAATTTTGCTGCGTTTTGCAATTCTTCAAAAGTTTGCGGCTTTGTTGCTTTTTGAAAGCCTTTATAAGCTTCTAACAATTCTGGGTTTTCACTGACTGCTTCTATTAATTTAATCTGATCAGGAACTTCTCCCTCTTGTCTTGCTTGTTCTGCCATAACACCGCCAGCAAAATCAGCAAAACCACTTCTTTCAACAATACCTTCTGTTGGTGTCATCATGGCTACAAAGCCAGCCATCATTTGTTGTGCAAACTCTGGATCTTTACTAAGTTTATCAGTGTAGCTTCCGGGGAAAGATGCAACATAATCCATGAAAGTAGGCTTATCTCTTCCAGCTTCTTGAGCTCGAGCCATTGATCTAGCGTAATGAATATCTTTTAATGACTCTCCATCTAAAACATCTTTGTCTCCACCTCCATCAGCTCCTCCTGTTGGTGGAATTATGGGTGGTTTATCAGGTAAAAGAGCAGATACTCCCATTGCAAGAGGAGTTCCATAAAGAGCTGTTCTAGTAGCTAATCTTTTGGGGTTTTGCATTGCAGGAATTTTACCAAGAATTTCTTTACCTTTGCCTGCTAAATAAGCTACTTCTGGCGGTATAAAAGAGTCACCTTCAGGAGCGTCTTTAGATATAGCTGTTTCTTTTTCTTTGTCTGTTTTCTTTTTAGTTTTTGTTTTCTTTTTTGGTTTTAATCTGTTTGCTAATCCTTTTATACCAGCTTTAAGAGCAGCTACTCTTCCGCCATCTGCAAGTTGAGCTATGCCACCATCGGCCATTCTCATTACGCCTGGAGCTTCAAAAGGATTTTGTCTAATAAACTGTCCGCCTGTCATTTGTGGAGTATCTTCAGGAGATGTGCCTAGTTGACTAGCAAACTCTGCAAATGCTGCTAGTCCTTTCATTTTGTCAAAAGACTTTTCTTCATCTGGTTTTTCTTCTTCTTCGTTAGCATTTACTATTTCAAGATCTTCTGCTGCATCATCTAAAGCGTCATTGGCAAATATATCTTTTGCAATGTCTTGCATTTCTGGGTCTAAAGCTATGTCTGCTGCTATAGCTCCAGTTGCTATGCCTCTTGTGTATGGATTATTGGCCTTGGATACAACGTCTGCTCCTTTTTTTATTTTTCTTAATTTGTTTCCTGTGTTTAATGCTTTTATACCACCAGCAATCATTCCTGCGCCGGGCACTGCTAAAAGATAATCTAAAGGATTAGATGGATCAAAAATTAAACCATCTTTACCAAACATTTTGTATCCTTCTCCATCAGCTGAAACTTCGTTTGTATAGCCACTAGCACCAGACATATCATCAACTTGTTGTTTTTGCGATATGGCTTGCATGATTTCTTCATCGCTCATGCCAAAAGGTTGAACGCCTAGCTGTAAAGCTTTTTGTACTAGATCGCCATTAGCATATCCTCTTGGCTCTAGCCCTGACATGATTCCGTACATTATAATATCTTCCCGTAATCTACAGCGTAGTAGCCATTATCAATTACTTTAACTGCATCTGGTCTAACCTCTAAAACTTCTTGCGCTAATACACCTTCTGTTGGTTCTGAGTCAACATGAAGTTCTTTAGCTTTGTCATTCCAATCCCATGTATACCAACCAACGCCTGGTTCTAGCTCGCCAACTTTTTTAATGTTTGTTTTTAAATCAACATCAGATTGAGCTCCAAAGTAAGCACCAGCTGCAGTACCAGCTGCTCCAAGTAATTGAGAGAATGCGCTAGGCTTCTGATAACTTTGTGGCTGATAAGCACTTCCCTGTGTGCCACCGCTAATTTGACCTGTCGGCATACCAGCAAGTAACTGTTGGCCTTGCAATAATCTTTGCATTGGCTCGCCTGCAAGTTGTTGCGCTCCAGCAAACTGTCTTGATAGAGCTGCTTGCTGAGTAGCCTGACCCTGCTGACCAAGTTGGTTCAGCATGTTAACTTGGCTACCTAGTTGACTTTGAGATTGCTGACCTAGTCCTGCAAGCCCACCGCCAATCTGTCCAAACTGGCCACTTAATCCTGCGCTTAATTGCCCAAGCCCACCAAGAGCCTGGCCTAGTTGTGCTTGTTGGCCGCCAATACCTGCTTGCATAGAGGCAAGTCCTTGTTGAGCGCCACGCTGTTGTTCAAATGCTTGTTGTGCTTGATTTTGAGCTTGGCCAAAACCAGCGCTTCTGATGCCAGAAACAGCTTCTGCTGCTCCACGTCCAGTTTGTCGGGCAAGTTCCTCTTGGGTAATTCTTCCTCTAGACCCACCAAATGCGCCGGCTGATACAGCCTGATCCCTAAGACCTATGTCTGCTTGAGCTGATTGTCTGCCTATGTCTTCTAGTGTTTGTTGAACAACTTGATCTTCATATGGATTAAAAAAGTTTTGAGCCATAGAAGGATCATAAATACCTGTAGTCCCTCTTGCTGTTTCTTCAGCTCTTTGTAGTGCACCAAGACCACCAGTAACAGCATCACGAGCACCCGGCAAAAATCCAAAAGCTTCGTCTAAACCTCTTTCTTGTCTGCCAAAAAGCCTGCCAGCTTCTGTAAGATAGGGTTGGTATTCACCAAGTCTACCTGCTTGTTGTCGAGCTTGAATTTGTAATGGAGTAAGGCCAGCAGTTTGTTCAATCGGTATATCTCTAGGTCTAGATATAAGACCTTCGTATTCACCTGGCGAGCCAAAGTAAGATGATAGTAATCTTCGTGAATAGTCTTCTGCGTATGGTTGAACAAAAGAATAACCGGTCTGAGGAGCTGTAATAACCTGTGCTTCTGGACCCATTTTTGTTTTACTACTTAGACACATCTTTTATTTATTTCCTATAATACATACCACCTATTTGGTGAAAGCCTTTCTTATCAAAAAGTTTCTTAGCTCTTTCTACACCCTCTAGATTAAAAATGCCAAGAATTAAAGGCTTGTCTTGTTCTTTAGCATAATCTATTACTGCATCTATTAAAAGATGTGACGGTGGGATTTGGTTTTTTAAATTTCTGTATTCAGGTAAAACATAAAACCATCCATCGCCTATGTATTGTTCTGCTGACCACCAATAGTCATCGGGACCTGCAGCAATACTACCAATGATTGTATCACCATCTAATACATTATACACAACTCCTTCAAACAGAAAATGATTTATGTGTGAGGATGCTCGGCCCCACTCTATTGGTGGAGATCCTTCGCCTGACAGAGAATGTTCTGCCCAAAAGTTTTTTGATAGAAAGTCAGCTATAAGTTTACCGTTTTCAGCAACGGGTTCTAGCCTTTCTAAGGTTAGATTCATACAAGTTTTTTAGCTATTTCTTCTCCAAACTTTTGCATCTTGTACATTTCACGAGCGCCAAATAATCTTTGCTCGTATTCATCGTTAGGATTAGCTCCTGCTGCAATACCCATGCCTCTAACAGCTGCTGAGTTAGTTACAAACTCACCATCACTTAGCATGGCTGGTATCTTATCGCCTCTTTCACCACCAGGACCTGTAACTAGTTCGTCTCTTTCAGGAAAGTCTTCAACATCTGCTTCAACATAAGTTCCATCTTTGGCATATAACTGACTGGCTATACGTCTAGGCTGCATGTCATCTATAAAGGTAGCTTCTTTTGGGGGTGCTACCAATGGAGAAAAAGGTACGCCTTTGGCTTGTGCATAAATTTTAGATACTTCACTAGGATAAAATCTATATGCATCTGGTGTTTTGTCTTGAGCGTCAATACTGATTGGAGCGCCAGGAGTTGTATCTCTGTAACCCATTGATCTAGCGTAAGGCCCTATGCCTTCTGAAGGTGCACCATAAGCTCTAGCAAGAGCATTGGCCATAGCTTCTTCACTATCTTCTTCACCAAGATCATCAACATCCATTCCTAAAATATCTTCGTAATATCTTCTAATGTAATCTTGATCTATGTTAAATCCACCAGCAGGGCCGCCAAATTGAAACCTTGCTATGCCGCCATACATATAACCCGGAACATCGTAACCAAATCTATTTTCTACTAAAGATGGTTCTTTTTTTGCTAGTGCTTTTATTCCTTTATTTGCTGTTTCTAGATTTTTCATTGTTTATTGATTTTAATTACTAAAACTTCTATGTGCTTAATTTATCATAAAGTTAAGGTGATATCACCATTTGTTTTAATACTAACAGCTCCTAGTTCTGCGCTAGCTTCAAACCCATGAGGGTCTACAGGCGTGTGTAGGTCTATCCATCTGTTGCCAACATAAACCTGAAGTACACCAATAGATGTATTCCAAATAACATCTCCAGCGTTAAAAGCAAGAGTATTTATTTCACTATCGTTAAACTGTGGTGTTGAATTTGGATCAAACTTTCCTAGATTAATTTCTAGTATTCTAACTAATCTATTGAATAAACTTGCATCAACTTCGTTTAACGCTAATGGTAACCTGCTATCAAGAAGCTTTGCCATTATCTTCTGCCATCAGTTCTTATATCAAATCTATTGGCTCCTAGTCTCCACTTAAATCCAGTTCTTACTCCTGTATCTGCATCATCATCAGACTGGACTCTAAATACTAATTGACGAGCTCTTGTTCTTACAAAATTTTGTGTGGTAGAGCTGGTAACATCACTGGTTGAATTCGTTGTTAAACTTTCGCCCGGATAATTTCTTGATTTTAAAACATAATTTATTTGGCCACTTGTAGGAGTAGAACCAAAAAACTTAACGTCAGGAATAATTCTACTAACAAAACCAAATTGTTCGCCTTCATCAATATCAATATCACCAGACTCAATAAAGACATTGTCCATTGGTACACCGTCTGCATCTGAGCCAGTCTCGTGGTTGTATAAGATACTGCTGTTTGCTGATCCTTCTGTTGCTAATGGATTTTCAAAGATCCCTTCGTCTAACCAAGCTGTTCTTGACAACTCTCCTATGCTCCAAACGTTTTCTAAATAATTGTATGTGATATATCTATCTATATCGTCACTGCTTCCAGAACAATAGAACCATCCTATTTCATTAAATTCTTTATTGCTGAAAGCAAATATTTTAAAAGATTGAGTTACGTTTAAATCATCTAAGACATAGTTAAGCACACTACAATTAACTCTTTGAACAGCTCCTGCGTATTTATAAAAGCCATCACGAGCCATCCAGTAAACACCATCTGGTGCATTAACAGCAGCATTAGGTGACATCATGCCTACATTTTCATTAATTAAGTTAACGCCAAATGTAAATGGAGCACCAATAAATTGCATGGAGTATAAGGATGTATCTGTCCAAATAAGTATTTCTTGTCTTGCTCTTAGGCCGCCAACTATCTGTGAGCCTGAAGATAGTCTTATATCTCCAGCTGTATTGGTGGCTGTAGGATTCCATTCTGTTAAACTTTCTTGACTACTAAAAGCTATAAGCAAAGGATCTATGTTTCCTGTTCTTGCGCTTCCTACGATAGGATCTGCGCCTAAAACAATAACATGCCGATCAATATCACTAACAATTGTTTGCAAGCCTTTGGTTGGAGCAAGATTAGCTCCTGACAAAGATGTAATATTTACTGCTCTAGCTGATGTTCCGCTTGATGTGTCCCAGTAAAAAACACCACCAGCTCTAGGATTGATAACTAAATCTTCACCAAATGCATCATGCGACCACAATCTTAATTGATTGGCAAAGCTTGCCGCTGCAGCAGAACCCCATGTGCTAGAGCCCCATGTGCTTACACCCCAACCAGTTGATGGCACATAAACATTAAGGCCAGTATTGATTTGATACTTGCCTACAACTGAGCTACCGCCATTGCCACTATCAGATGCATTGGCTGTAACTGTAACTCCACTGGTGTTTTTTGCAGTTATCGTATAAGTGTTAGCATTTGTTATAGCATCTATTTGATACTCTTGATTGAGAACATTTGAATTAACATTGCCACCTAAACTAGAAGCACCACTAAAGGTTACGAAATCATTTGCTACTGCGCCATGAGCTGTATCGGTAACTGTAACGGTTGAAGATCCATTGGTTGCTGCAAAGGTAACATCGCCAGCTGCTGTTGTAGATCGAAGTGGGGTGACATCATTAAAGTTAGCACCCTCTTTGACATAATATTTTAAGTTAGTTCCCATGCCTAAAAACTTAGTGGATGATAAAGACACCCAACCAAGCATAGCTCGACATGCTCCTAAAAAAGTATTAAGACTATTTTTAGTCCAACCACCTATCTTTTCTGGTAAACCTTTTCTAAACCTAACTAAATTACCATCA